GATTAGATACTATTATTCAATCTATTGAATCGCACTATACAATAGCAAATGGATTCCCTTCAAATATTGTTTTTTCAGATGATTTTTTTAATGATTCAAATCAAAATTACTACAACCTTTTCATGTGGTTGCACAGAAAAAAAGGAAGTGTTCAACCTGCCACACAAGTAGAAGAATTTTTATCACAAGTAACTGGTTTTACTCTTACTTCGGGAACACCAAACACAGGGATGAATGCAGATGGTGACACACTATCTATCCTCACCCAATACAGAGTAATTAACACCAACTATCTTTATTTATTAAGCACAACAACAGAAGAATATCAAGTTGTAATTTCTAGAAACGGATCGGTGTTTTTTACTTCTGAATTAATAAATGGAGGAAATGTAACTTTAGGACAAGCTGAATTTGGCATACTACAACCCGGAGCGTATACGGTTGCAATAAAGCAAACAGGAAGTACTGCTACAAACATGACTTTTTCAAGTGTTAGATGGGAGATAAACGGAATAGATTCAAGCGTTAATTGGCAAGATATTTATACTTCAACTAATTTTTCAACTGAACTTGCTGATTATGAATTTAACATAACCGAACAAATACCGGAAATGAAAGTAATTGATTTACTTACCGGATTATTTAAGATGTTTAATTTGACGGCTTATGTGAAAAATGGGATTATAATAGTTCAAACTTTAGATGAGTATTACCAATTAGAAAGCACTTGGAACACGACAAATTTACTTTGGCAAAATGATGATAGGTTTTGGAATGAGGCAGGAACATCGGGTGCTACCACTTATTCTTTGGATGAATTTGTAGATGTTAATTCTACTCAAGTAAATGTGGCACTACCTTTTAAACAAGTAAATTTTGAATACGAAGGTTTAGGAACATTTTTAGCACAACAGTATAATCAGTTAAACAATGTTGGATGGGGAACGGAAAGATACACTTTAGATTCTGAAACATACGATGCGCCAAATGAAGTTTACAAGGTTCAAGTTCCTTTTGAACACGTTCAATATGAAAGGTTAGTAAATGTAAATGGTGGAGGAGAAACACCTATACAATTTGGCTATTTTGTAGATCAAAATCAACAACCATACTTCGGTGAACCTTTATTATTTTATCCAATTAAACAAACAACAACGGCAGGTTTAGAAAAAAGTATTTCTTTTAGGGACACTTCTTCAACACATTTAGAACTAATAAATTATATTATTCCATCAAATAGTGTTGCTCTTTCTTCGGGTACTGATACATCAAATATTAACTTTAGTTTGGAAATTAACGAATATCAACTAGACACAAGTTTTACAGGTACTTTATTTGCCACATATTATGAAAGCTACATTGCGGAAATATTCAACACAAAAAGAAGAATGTTTAAAGTGAATGCATATTTGCCTTTAAATCTGATTTATAATCTTCAATTATTTGACACAATAGAAATTAACTATGAAAATTACAGAATTAATACAATAACAACAGATTTAACAAATGGTAAAAGCAGTATTGAACTAATTAATTTAGTATGATAAAGATGATTTTAAAAATGCTAGAAATAGCAGATGGACAAACCGAGAACATAAGAATTGCACAAGGTAAATATCTATATCCAAAAACATTTAAAGGTGCTTGGAAAGGTTTTAAAAATGAAATGAAATGGCAGAAGAAGTAAGCGTAGAATTAAACGTAGAAACCAAAAAAGCGGAAAAAAACGTTGATGATTTAACTGGTGGAATTAAGAATTTAACCAAAGCAGTTGAAGATGGAAACGAACAAACCGCAGCCGGTTTAAAAAGCATTGAAGAAACTTCCAAATCAACAGGGGAAGGGATTAAAGGTATTGGTAGTTCAATAAAAGCTGCCGGATTAGGATTGTTTTTAATTGCTTTAGAAAGCATGAAAGAATTGTTCATGCAAAATCAAGTGGTAGCCGATGCAGTAGGTGGTGCTTTTGAGGGATTAGCTTTGGTTTTCAATGATGTGTTTGGATTGTTGACAAATGGACAGGAGAGTGTTCAAAAATTGGGGGATGCCTTCGATAAATATTTTGGCGAACCTATAAAAACTGCTACACAAGCCTTTGAAAAATTCGGTGATGCATTCAGCAAGATATTCGGTGGTGATTTTAGTGGTGCGTTAGAATCTGCTCAAGAAGGGTTTAGTGGTTTAGGTGATGCAATATTACAAACAGGTGATGGTCTTGCAGAGGCTGCCACAGATGCAGCAGAATATGCGGTTGATATAAAAGATGCAGCAGTTGCAAATGTTCAACTTGCAAAAGATGCACAAAAAGCGGAAGTAATAAATGCCGGTTTACTTGAAAAGTACGACAGACAAGCAGAACAACAAAGGCAGATAAGGGATGAAGAAAGAAATTCAATCACAGATAGAATTGCAGCAAATGTAGAACTAGGAAGAATATTAGAAGAGCAGAATAAAAAAATGCTTGAAAATGCTAAGACAGTAGAAAAGGCAGCCCAAGTTGCATTTAATAGAAATAAAAGTTTAGAAAATGAAACCGCATTAATCGCTGCAAAGAATGAAGTGATGGCAGTAGAAGCCACTATTGAAGGCTTTAGATCAGAGAAACTAGCCAATGATTTAGCACTTGATAGGGAAAGAGTAGAACTAATAAATACTGAAGCAGAATCTGTATCTAATTTAGGTTTTGAAAGAAGAAAATTTGATGCAGAGCAAGAAACAAATGCAATAAAAAGAATTGAAAAACTAAAAGAAATAAACGAAGAAGAAAAACTAGTTGAGGCGGAAAGATTACAAGCAATAGTAGATGAGGCTAATACAGGAACACAAGCAAAAGTTGATGCACAAATTGCCTTAGATGAATTTATGCAAACCAGTAGGCAAGAATCTGTTACTTTAGAAAAAGAATATACAGAAGAATTAGCTGCTGAATTACAAAAAAGAAAAGATGATGAATTAGCAGCCTTTGTTCAAAAAAAAGAAATAGAAATGGCAAAACTTGGTGTTTTGCAAAATGGGTTGGGTGTACTTAAAGGAGTAACTGAAGGTAATTTAAAACTTCAAAAAGGAATAATTGTAGCGGATGCAGCAGCAAGTATTGGACAGGTTATAATGAGTACTCAAATAGCAAACGCAAAAGCATCTGCAGCATCTCCACTTACTTTTGGAATGCCTTGGGTGGCAATTAATACAGCAAATGCAGCAATAGGAATTGCGGCAACAATCGCATCATCCAAAAAAGCATTATCTGCAATAGGTAAAGGTGGATCAATAGCATCTGAAGTTTCACCTAGTAGAATAGGAGGAAGCGGATCAGCAACAATGGAATCACAAGCACCCGAATTTAATATAGTAGGTACAAGTGGAGCAAATCAAATTGCAGATGTGGTTTCATCCCAAGCACCTATAAAAGCGTTTGTGGTTGCTAACGATGTTACAACGGCACAAGCATTAGACAGGAATATTGTAGAATCCGCAACACTGTAAACACAAAAACAAAATTTAAAAACGTTATATAGTTATGAAAATAGTCGAATTATTTTTAGATGATAATGAAGAAAGCGGAATTGAAGCAATTAGTATAGTAGAATCACCTGCAATTGAAAGTGATTTTATTGCTTTAAAATCTGATGAAGTAAAACTTGCAGAAGTTGACAAAGAAAAAAAGATATTAATGGGTGCTTTGTTAATTCCAAATAAGCCGATTTACCGAAAAACAGAAGGTGAAGAGTACTATATTTATTTTTCAAAAGAAACTGTTTTAAAAGCCTCACAAAGGTACTTGATGAATGGCTATCAAGGCAATTCAACACTAGAACATTCTGATAATTTAGAAGGGTTGACATTGGTTGAAAGTTGGATAGTAGAAGATGAAGTTCAAGATAAATCAAGGAAGTATGGATTGAATGCCCCAGTGGGGACTTGGATGGGAACGATCAAAGTAAACAATGATGATGTTTGGAATGATTATGTAAAAACCGGAAAAGTAAAAGGATTTAGTATAGAAGGCTTTTTTGCCGATAAAATAGAAGCACAAAAAATGAGTAAAGAAGAAAAAGAAGCAGAATTATTGCTTAGTAAAATCACAAGCATTGTCAAAGGTGAAAGGGTTGATTTAGGATTAAAAGAAGATATTCAAAAATTAATTGATGATGCCGAAGGAATAAGAAAAGACGCTGAAAATATATCAGATATAGCATCAAAAGGATTAAAAATATCAAATTCTACAATTCAAAATATTAAATCTTTAAATACTAAAATAGATAAAAAATTAAATGAAGTAGAAAAATCAGCAAAAGAATTAGGAGTTGATCCTAAGAATATCTTGGGTTATAGTAAATTAAGTAAAAACACTAAACAGATAATTAAAAATTATACTTCTTATATTGAAAAAGCAGATAAAAGTTTTAAAAGTTTAAAAATGAATTAAAGAATAAGTTAAAATAAAACACAAAAACAATGAACATACAAAACAATTTACAAAACATACTAGACAAATTTCCTAAAAATAAAGTTGAATTAGCAAATCATAGGGTTGAATTAACCATTATAACGGATATTCAAAAATATTTAAAAAGTGCTGAAGGTTATTTTGATGAGGCTATGAATTCTGAAGAGGAACTTTCAGGATACACTTCAGAAATAGAAAATACAAAAGATTTATTAAAAAGATCAATAGATGTTGCAAAAAGTGAAGTTGAATATTTAAAAACAGGAATAAAGGGTGATGTAGACGATATAAAAAACAGAGCATCAAAAGCAGCAGGAGAATTAGGCATTGATATTAAAGATATTAAAGGCATGAAAGAATTAGAAGGATTACTTCAAGAAGGAAAACTAGCTGCCAAAAGTTTAGAAAATGAAATAAAATTCGCATCAAAATTAGCTAAGTAAGTGCAAGGCATAAATCGTGATAGCGTAATACCTAGTAGATCATCACCTAAATCAAATACTCGTGCTTGTTTGTGTGCAGATAAAGCGACATACTCAAGGGATTGTTGCGAAGGTGCTATGATGAATCAAGGCATTGGAAACGTTACAGGTAATTATGTGAACCTAGCACAAGAAGATGATAATTTAATTCTTCAAGAAGACTATTCAACAATTTACACATAATGGGAAATTTAAAAATAAGTGAATTACCAAATGCAACCGCATTAACAAATGGCGAATTATTGGTAGTTGTTCAAAGCAGCAACACAAAACAATCAACGATTGGATCAATTAGTAATTACATAAATTCCATTTCATTGACTGTAGCAGCAGGGCAAACAGTTAACTTGTCAGACGCTGCTTATTCTAGTTTAAGTCTCTTAAAATTGACGTATACGGCAGCAGGTGGTGCTGAGAACATGACTATGAACCTACCCGATGCAACAACAAACGCAAACAGGTTAATTAGGTTTATTTCTGACACAACATTTACCACAAATACAAGGGTTAATTTAACTGCTATTAATTCACAGACAATTGATGGTTCAACAGATGCCTATATAATCAACAAAGAATATGAAGGTGTTCAGTTGTGGAGTGACGGAATAGAATGGTTCATAATTCAAAAGAAAAGTTAAAAATGCAAAATTAATTTCAATAAACGTTATATAAATATGAAATCGAATGATATAGTGAATCAAATCAAAACACTTCTAAACATCGAAGTAAAACTTGAGGCGATGAAATTAGAAAATGGGACTGTTGTAGAAGCAGAATCATTTGAAAGCGGTAAAGAAATTTTCATTGTTACAGATGATGAAAGGGTTGCTTTGCCAGTTGGTGAATATATGCTTGAGGATTCAAGGCTTTTGGTTGTAGAAGAAGAAGGAATGATTTCCGATGTAAGGGAAGTTAGTGATGAAGTTCCGGAAAAAGAAGAAGAGACTGAAGAAGAGACTGAAGATATGGCTGATGAAGGTAACTATGTTACCAAAGATTCATTTAAAGAAATGGAGGCTAAAATTCAAAATCTTGAAGATGCAATTGCAGATTTAAAATCTGACAAAGTAGAAGCATCTGATGATTCAAGTACTTTAAAGTCTAGAACAGTAAAGGAAGAATTTAGTGCTGAAAAACTTTCATCTGAACCGGCTGCTGAAGCAATCAAACATAACCCGGAAGGGGAGACATTAAAAGAAATGAAATTTGTTTATTCTCCAAATAGAATAGAAAGTTCATTAGATAGAATTTTAAACAAAATAAATAACATAAAATGAGTACAACAAGTAACACATCAAATGATATTGTATACGTACAAGCATCACAAGAAATTGTAACCGGATCAGCAGCTATTCCTGCAGGATCAGCAGGTGTTGATCAAAACGTAGCAACAGATGCCCTAATAACCACTCTGCCAAAGATTGAAGCAGGTGATTTGGGTTTAACATACCTATTTAGAAACACAGGTGCAGATGGAAACAACACAATTACATTGTCTCCAAATGCAGCCGATGCAATTCATGGAACTATTGCCAATGCTGCTGCTGATTCAGTCGCCGGTGGTGTAGTAGATAAAGATTTTATAAACACAAAAGCAACTGCAAACAAAGGTGATTATGTGGTTTTAAGGGCAGTAGCCTTAACTGAATGGTACATCATCGGTGGTGTAGGTATTTGGGCATCTGAAGCATAATTAAAAATTTAAAAATATAAAAAAAATGAATTTAAAAAACATACAATTAGGTACAACTACCAATATTACTACTAGTTATGCAGGTGAATTTGCAGGTGAATATATCGCTGCTGCTTTGCTTTCAGCAAGTACGATCAATGATGGTGGTGTAACCGTTAAGCCAAATATTTCTTTTAAAGAAGTAATCAAAAAATTAGACACAGGTTCATTGGTTCAAGATGCCACTTGTGATTTTAATCCTAATTCTTCAGTTACGTTAACTGAAGTGATTTTGCAACCGGATGAATTTCAAGTAAATCTTCAGCTTTGTAAGCAGGATTTTGTAAGTGATTGGGAAAGTCAATCTATGGGATATGGAATGGCACAAACACTTCCCCCCAAGTTTTCAGATTTTATGATTGCTCATGTTGCTGCTGAAGTTGCACAAAAGACTGAAACCACAATGTTTCAAGGATTCGCTGCAAACGTTGGTGAATTTAACGGATATGAAACACTTCTAGCAGGTGATGATACAGTTGTAGATGTTGCTGCCGTTGGTGGTGGTGTTGATGCTGCAAACGTAATTGCTCAATTATCTAGGGTAGTGGATTCCATTCCTGCCGCACTTTACGGAAAAGAAGATTTATTTCTTTATGTACCTTCTAGCATTGCAAAGTTTTACGTCCAAGCATTGGGTGGATTTGCAGCAGCAGGTTTAGGTGCAAATGGTGTGAACAACATGGGAACACAATGGTGGAATAACGGAAGTTTGACTGTTAACGGAGTAAAGATTTTTGTTTCTCCGGGACTTTCTAATAATAAAATGATTGCAGCGACAAGAAGCAACTTGTTTTTTGGAACTGGTTTATTAAATAATTTACAAGAATTACGCATAATTGACATGTCCGAAATTGACGGAAGCCAAAATTGCAGATTTGTAATGCGTTATACCGCAGGTGTAGCCGTGGGAATTGGTTCTGACGTTGTTTTTTATTCATAATAAATTTTAACCATAAACAAGGGGTAGGTGGGAATGTCTATCTACCCCTTTTTTATTAAAACAAAAAAAATATGGCTTGTAACGTAACCGCAGGAAGAGTACTTCCATGCAAAGCAGGATTCGGAGGAATCAAGGCTGCTTACTTTTTTGACTTAGATGCACTTGGTGTATTGACATATACAGATGGGGTAATTAGTGCAATAGCAGGTACTCCGACAGTTTATGAATTTGATGTTAAAAACACATCATCACTAGAAACTGCTATAAATAGTTCTAGGGAAACCGGAACTACATTTTATGAACAAACGCTTAGTTTAACTTTAACTTATCTAGATGCACCAACACAAGAGCAGATCAAATTGATTGCTTGGGGGCGTCCTAGTGTCTCGGTTGAAGATTATTATGGTAATATGTTCATTGCAGGATTGGAAAATGGAATGGAAATGACAGGGGGAACAATAGGCACAGGCACACAACCTTCCGATTTGAGCGGATTCACTATGACATTAGTAGGGCAAGAAGTTGATCCTGCTACATTCATTACACCAACATTGATAACTGGAGCAACACAAGGAACAAAAATTGATCCTACTGCTGCGGTATCACCTTAATTAATTATTCTCTTCTAGTAAAAGCATCTCTTTGGGGGGGTGCTTTTTTTTTGTCTTATTTTCACATTTTTTAACTTTCAAATCTTACATAGATGCAAGAAATACACAATCAAATTCAATCGTTAGAATCACAATTAACCGGTAATATGTTTAGTGACATGGAAATAAAAGATAAAATACATAATTTAAAAATGAAAGTAAGTGGTTCTAAACCGTGTTCATCGGAAATTGATTGTATTGGGTGTGGTTCTTAAAACAAAATCTATCTTTTTTTGCGTTATATATGTATGATTGTACTAACAACATCAGCAATTGCACAAACATTTAAGGTAATACCAAGGGATTATTCTTTAACCGCATTTACAATGAGTATAAGAGACGATAGCACAAATGTGACTGTGACATATAATATTACTGGTGCAAGTGTGTCGGGTAATTATGTTACTTATCAGAATATATTTTCACCCATTCTAGTTGAAAATCATTTTTATGATATGACGCTTTATG